TTCGGCCGTCGCCATTCTGAGCGAGAAACTCAGCCTGTTGGAGAAGAAAGTGGCCGCCACAGCCCCGAAAAAGGCTTGACCGGACACTAGTCGGTAGGAGAACTCCATGGCTGACGAGAACCCGCTGCGCCCCATTTGCAAGCGCTGGCTTGAGTGCATCAAGCAGGCCGAGAAGTACAAGAAGCCCTTCTCCGAGGACGCCGCGGAAGCCATGGGGTTCTTTGCCGGTGACCCCGACTTCATGTGGAAGGACTCCTACGCTCGCGGTGAGCGGGGATACATCAAGGGAATGGACCCGCCCCCGTTCCGCATGATGGTCAACCGTGTGTGGGAGGCTGTTCGTCTCTTCACAGCCGTCATCCATCACCGCAACCCGACGCGGACGGTGTCGCCCAAGGACTACCCCATCCTGGGCCCGCAGCTTCTCGGCATCTTCCCACAGCCGCCAGTCCCGCAGATGGGGCCTGATGGCCAGCCGGTCATGGGCCCAGACGGCCAGCCGGTGATGATGCCCGATCCAGGGATGATGCAGTACCAGCAGATGCTCCAACAGCAGCAGATGATGCTGGAGCGCCGCAAGGTAGTCGCCAAGCTCTTGGAGGACTACCTAAACTACACGCCCAACGAACTAAATTTGAAACAGCACTCCCGCAAGGTTGTTGAGGAGGCGTTCATCAAAGGCGCGGGTGTGTGGTGGCATGAGCTGTACACACCACCCGGCGGCACGGTGAAGATGGCCGGGTCGTTCTACGACACCATCGACAATCTTGTGTGGGATCCGGACGCCGACGAGTTTGAGGACATCCGCTGGGCGGCTCGCCGCAGGGTGCAGCCCATCGATGAGGTGGCTGCGAAGTTCGGCTTGTCCCGTGAAGACCTGAAGGGTTCTGTGGAGTCATACTCCAGGCAGGCTGATGTCTCCGACCGCGGCTATCAGCATGAGAAGAAGACCGGGAAGACGAACGACCTGATCGTCTACTGGGAGATTTACTCCAAGACCGGCTTCGGGGACAGGCTCAAGGACGCCGATCAAGACCTGCGCGGCAAGTTCGACGCCCTCGGTCCCAACTGCTACATCGTCGTTGCCGAGGGTGTGGATTTCCCGCTCAACATTCCTCCGGCCATGATGCAGGAGGAGGTCGATGAGTCTGGCATCCCCCCTACCCTGTTCATGGCCGCCCAGTGGCCGATCCCATTCTGGGCCGAGCCGAGCGGCTGGCCGTTCACACCGCTGGTGTGGCACGGCAAGCCGGGCTACTCCTGGCCGATCTCGCTGATCCGCCCTGGCATCGGGGAATTGAGATTTATCAACTGGGCGATGTCGTTCCTCGCCACCCGCATTGCGACATCCAGCCAGACGCTGATCGGCGTGGCCAAGCATGCGGATCCGGATCTCAAGGCCAAGATTCTGGAGAAGAACGAGGGCGGGTTCAACATCGTTGAAATCTCCGAAGCTGTCGGCCGGTCGGTGAACGATGTGATCTCTGTCTTCCAGATGCCTGGGGTGACCCAGGACATGTACCAGATCATTGCCGAGGTGACGAACCTGTTCGACCGCCGCGTCGGTTTGACCGAGCTGATTTACGGCATGACCAGGGCGAGTTTCCGAAGTGCTGCTGAAGCCGCCGTGAAGTCGGAGCAGATCAGCGTCCGGCCTGACGATTACGCTTCGATTCTGGAAGACGCCTTGTCCGAGGTTGCTCGCAAGGAAGCGCTTCTCGCCCGCTGGATGGTCTACCCGCAGGACGTTGCTCCCATTCTGGGACCGATGGCTGCCCAGGCGTGGCAACTACATGTGCAGGGCGAAGACCCGGAGTCGGTGGTCCGCGAATACTCCTACCGCGTGGAGGCTGGCTCGGCTCGCAAGCCGAATATCGCCACCAAGGTGGAGAACATGAACAACGCCATGCAGATAATGATGCCCGTGGCGCAGGGCCTGATGCAGGCCGGGCAGCCGCAAATCTTCAACGCCATGCTGGAAGACTGGGGCGAGGTGATGAACGTGGACATCAGCCGCTATATGGTCCCACCTCCCCCGCCGCCGCCTCCTGGACCTCCCCCAGGCCAGCCGCCTGAAGCACCACCTGAAGCCCCTCCCCAAGGCCAATAGTCGTATATGACATACCCTCCTGAAGTCGAAGCCGCTGGCGAATGGGCCAAGAGCCGCTATGAGAAAGCCCTGCCCTACGGGGAGAAGTGGGCCGCTATGGTCGCCCTCCAGCAGCCGCCAGGAACCAAGGGCAGCGACCGGGCGTTTCTCCAGGGACGGCAGAACAACGAGCAGTTGGACGAGATGCCGAAGCGTCAGGCGCAGTACGTCGCCCGCGAGGCCCGGCAGGCAGGGATCAACATTGCAGGGAAATACTATTGCGCCGGGATAGCCGACAAGCGCGGCTGGAAAGACCCCGCAGCGTGGGTCAGCAGCAACGACGATGTCCTCCGCGTGGCCCGCAAGCGGCGACTGCACGTTACGGGAAGCGTGAACTACGATCCCGGCGAAGCCCCGCCGAAGCGCGTGGTGCTGTCGGAGAGCATCATCAAGGACGAAATCCGCAAAGAGAAACGCAAGAACCCCAACGCCAAGGTCGGGGAGCTGCGAGAGAAGATCATTGACAAGCACGCATACAAGGTGAAGGGACGGCTATGAACGAGATCGCACGGCACTTTTCTCCCGGCTCGGTGATTACGGCCAACTCCTCGGCCGCCACAACGGCAGGCATGATTCCTTTCGGCCGTTTTGGCGGGGCGTGCGTGATGATCGCAGCCACCAACTCTTGCACGCAGATCAACTGGCACGGGACCGTGGACCCGTCCGTGACGCCGCGGGCTATCTATTCGGATGGCGCGGCCGTCACCTCGGCCGTCACGGTGGGAATCATCCCCGTCCCCGACGCCTGTTTCGCAGTCAACTATGTGGTTCCCGTCGTTGTGGGCGGGACAACCTGTGCAATGACCGTCATGGCAAAGGGGTGAGAGATGGCGTTTGAATACGCTCCCGGCAGCAGCGCGCCGGTTCGGGTCCGGGAGTCGGTCGTTGCGAACGAGGCCCCGACTGCCGCGGAGCTGGAGGAGGGCGAACTGGCCCTCAACAGTGCGGATGGCACTCTATATTTCCAGACGGCGTCTGGAACCATCAGCCAGTTCCCGGGTGCGACGGGCTTCCGGAAGATTGTCTCCCTGACGCAGGCCGCCTACGACGCCTTGGCCGTCAAAGATTCGCAGACGCTGTATGTCGTTAAGGGTTCTGGCCCGTTGATTTCTGGTGTGGCGAGCGTCAACGGCCAAACGGGCGATGTGAGTCTCAGCTACTCGTCGCCCGGCCACACGCACACAGCCGGTGAGGTTGGGCTGCCGTCGATTTCGGTCGGCGCCCTGACGTACGCACAGGGCGCCTCCAGCAGCGATTACTACGAAGTTGCTGGCATGTCTGTGAACCTGTCCTCGCCCGGCGCATACGATGTGCGGGTCGTTCTGGTTGGGGCCAGCACCAGCGCCGTGTCTGGCGGCGCGCTGGTTGCTATCAACGGCGCGTCCTACGTGGGCTCTGCGCCCCCGACTGGCTACGCCCTATACGGCGGCGCGGAATTGGTTGGCAATACCGCCCAGGCCATGTCTGCGTCTACGTCCGGCGCGGTGTCGGCTGCGTTTGTTTACGCCACTTCGGCCGCGGCCACCCTGGCCGTTCGGTTTAACTCCGCCTCTCCGCCAGACAACGCCCATCTGGTGCCCGGGTCGCACATTATCGCCATTCGGTGCGGTGACGGGCCGTCATGACCGTCCCCTGGATAACTGAGGCCAGACCATGCCGATGAATCCCAGGCTGCTGCGGCCCAAGGTGAGCAGCGGCTTCCGCCCCGATAGCATCTCCGGCCTTGCGAACTGGTGGGATGCCAATGACGCCGCCACCCTGACGCTCAATTCTGGGGCCGTCGAAACGTGGACGAGCAAGTCAGGCAGCAAGTCGCCAGCCACTCAGTCAACGGCCGGGAGCAGGCCCGTGACCACCACGGTGAACGGCAAGACGGCCCTGTCGTTTGACGGCGCTAACGACGGCTTCAACTTCACCGGCACCGCGCGCACGGATGAAACGTGGATCATTGCCGCCGCGCAGATTGGGGATTCAGCGGGCCAGGACACGCTTGTCAACGACGGTGGCAACGGCTTCGGCATCTCGGCCTCCCGAGGTAGCACTAGGCTTGTAGAGGCAAGTTTCGGCCCCGGCTACGACGAAGGCGTGCATCGCCTGCGGGCTACCTATGCGGCCAATGCAGCGACCCCATTCGGCCCCGCAGTGGTTTCAGTGGTCAGGTCGGCTGCGGCCGGTGGCTTTTTGTTTATCGATGGAACGCAGAGAATCAGCGGGGTCAACGGCGCTCTCTCGTTTACAACGTCAGCAGCGCAGACCATGCAGCGGATCGGCTACTACAACACAACGACATTTCAATGGCAGGGCTGGATCGGTGAAATCCTCTGCTACAGCCGCGCCTTGACGGCGGCCGAGCGCAACGCCGCTGAACTTTACTTGGGGCGCAAGTGGGGCATCACCGTCACGCAGGTGCCGTCTGTCAGCAATGCTGATGCCCAAGACTGGATCAACCGCGTCTACGCCAACGGCGGGACGGTCAGCGCATCGACGGCCAGTGCTGTCAACACCTTCTGCAATGCCATCGACGCCGCCAGTATCCGCGACCGATTCTTCCGCTTAAATCTGTTCTGCGGCACGGGGCTGAACGCTGCTCTGGTGCCTCTGTACCGTGGCCCCAGCCGCACCGGCACGCAGTACGGGAACTTGACTGATACGAACAACGGGCCGTTCGTCAGCGGCGACTACAACGAAACTGGCTCATCGGCTGGCCTGGCAGGAGCAGCAACTAAGTATCTCAACACTGGCGTAAAAGCCAACGACTTGGGGCAGACCGACAGGCATCTGTCAGTGGTCGCTGACGCTTCGGCGTTGGGCCTGAGTTCGCAATATGCCATTGGCGGCGACAACTTTGGCGGTGCTGGCAACTACTACTGGGGCATTCTGGCTGGATCATCTGCTGGCAACATGATGGCTCGGGCGCAGGCCACGGCCGCCAACTCGTCGCAGTTTTCTGTCACCGGAAAGCCGCATGTGCTTCTCTCTGGCAACGGCTCGGCGGCTGTTTATCGCAACGGGTCTTCGGTAGCCACTGGCCCTGCCGGCACTTTCACTGCGCCAGCCCAGGACATCTGGGTGCTTGGGCTAAACCGCAACGGCTCGCTTGGCGACGTTTACAACGGGCGGATTCAGTCCTACTCCATCGGCCCGGCCGTTACTGCGGCGCAGGCGTCCAGTTTCTACGCAGCAGTCTCTGCCTTCCAAACCTCCCTGAGTCGCGCATGACACTCTCCGACCTGACTCTCCCAGTGTCCTACGATTTCGGCGTGGCCCACGCTCTCCTCTTCGACGCCACTCTGGCCCAGAGGCTCGCGGAGGTGCAGGCCGAGCATGGCGACCCGCGCCATGTGCCAAGCCCCCGCAGCATGACTGACGGGCGGTTCATGCTGACCGCCGACGTCCTGACTGAGTGCGTGCCGGGCGGGCTGGTATACGGTGGGTTCAGCCAGTTAGACGCGGCCCGGTTTGACGAGATCGAAGTGGTGCCGCTGGCAGCAGCGGTGGCGATGCTGCCGGTGGCACCGTCGCCATGAACCTCCGCCATTTCCTGCTGTTCATGGTCCTCTCCGCCGCCTTCCTGGCCGCCATGATGGCCGGTTTTCTGGTGTTTCTGCGGGCCTAGTTCTGGGGCAATAGTCCTCAGAGCCATGCCTGCAACCACCTACGCCAATCTCGTCCAGTACCTCATCGTCT